GCAGCCGCAAGATCTATAAATTAAAACAATGCCTGTTCGATCCTTCACACTCGCAAAACGAATCCGCCATTGTCCAGGATGCCAGCGGCCTTATTACATACCAATGCTTTCATGATAGCTGCAACTATAAATGGAAGGACGCCCGGCAAAAGATATCCGGTGAAGCGAAACACCCCGAATTTTTCACTAAGTACGATCCAAACTACAAACCGAAAGACCGCGAAGCCGGAACCGGGATCCTGAAGGATCTCAACGTGGAGCCCACCTCAGCCTTTACCGCCGGTACGCCCGGCGTCCCCCTCCCCAGGGATATTGACCCAATGGAATTCTACATTAAAAGTAAATCAACGGGTAAATTTTTATTTGTCCCTGTGCGTATGGCAAAATACTATGTCAATTATTTCAAAAACTTGCATCACACCGCCGGCGCATTCTGGATATTCAAAGATGGCCTGTGGCAGGAGATATCGGAGTTTGTGTTAAACCAGGTCTGTGTGCAGGCTATGAAAGAGAACGTCCATCCTAATATGATCGATGGCAGTATTAAGGTCCTGCGCGGCCTGGTCAACCGTGAACCAAAGGAGTGGCCGGACATAGCAGGATATATCAACTGTATAAACGGCATGATTGACATACACAACGGAATGAAGTTGATCCCGCACGATCCTTTATTGGGCAGCCGGACCCAGGTGCCCTGTGATTTCGACATAAAGCATTTGGATAATTGTGAGAGGTGGTATCAGTTTCTTGATGAAATTTTCCCGGATGAACCGGATAAGATAGATCTATTGCAGCAATTTTTTGGTTATTGTCTCATGACTGACTGCCGTTTCGAAAAAATGCTGTTTATGATCGGATCCGGTGGGAACGGAAAAGGCACAGTCCTTACTATGCTAAATGAGATAGTTGGATCTGAAAACACATCATCGCTTACCATGCGAGACCTAAGCGATCCGAAATTCAGCCTTTATTTTTTGCAAAACAAACTGGTCAATGTGTCCACGGAGACCTCGCACCGGGATCCGGTGGCCACGGAACATCTAAAAACGATTGTGAGTGGCGAATGGCTCACCGCGGAAAGAAAACACGGTCACAAGTTCCAGTTCAAACCCTATGTCAAGATGATATTGTCCATGCAAGAAACGCCGGTCATTCCGGACAGAAGCTATGGTCTGGAGCGGCGTCTCTTGATATTGAGATTTAACCAAAGATTCACAGACGAGACCAAAGATCCAGATTTAAAACAAAAACTATTACCTGAGCGTGATGGAGTTTTCACCTGGGCTCTGTTGGGTTTGGAAAAATTACTCAAAAACAATGGGTTCAGCGAAAGCGGTGCTGTGCAGAACGACAAACAGGCTTTTATGATGTCTTTACATCCTTTATTGCAGTTTGTGGATGAGAAATGTGTCCTGGGACGAACCCTCGAGATCGAGGTTAATGATTTACATAGAATATATTGCAAATGGTGCGAGGAAGGTCAATATCGTAAATTAGCCAGGAATAGATTCACAGAACAGATATTAATGAATTTTCCGAATATAGAACGAAAGCCATTGACAAAGACCAGGCGAATACATTTCGTGGGAATAGGAGCGGTAAGTGAGTTTGAGAGCAATGAAGAATAAAAACAGCTTTATTTTTTTGTTTTTTTTGGGGTTTTCCCGGCGCCCCCCCTCAGATTCATAAAAATGCCCACTTTATTGATGTGCAAGGGGTGCCAAAATGGGAGGGTGAAAGTAAAGAAAGCAATTTTCCCCTATTCCTTTCTACTCTCTCCTCTCTCTTTTCTTTGCTTTATTTAACTTTTTTCCTGCGCGATATATTGTCAAATTGCTTTCTTTACTTTCACCTTTAGTAAAACTTACAGTATGGCATAGTGGGATTTCAGGCGGTTATATCATAATCAGGGTGAAAGCAAAGCGAAAGAAAGGTGAAAGTAAAACCGTTTGTTACAGTATTATTTACAGGGTAGTAAGTTTCACCTGTCTATACAGCATGAAAATAGGGTGAAAGCAAATTGATCATTTACAGTATAAGTTACAGGTAGTAAGTTTCACCTTTCTTTCACCTTTCTTTCACCTGTAAGTATGACTGTAAGGATGACGGGTAGAGAAGGTAAAATCGCATAGAATAGGGTGGGACGCATAAAGGGCCGCCTGGAGGCCAGGACAAAACCGATGCAATGCAGCGGAAAGAGAAAGACACACCCATCACCTGGCCGGTAAACTTAAATAAACCGGGGGGGCCGGTAGAACTGGGGCGGTTGGTATGTTTATTGATTTATGGCGATTTTAGGGGATATTCGGCTGTTTACTGTATTTTGCTTGTTCGATGAAAGGGCCGGTTTCTGATTATCGACGATCTATGGCGATTAAAGTCGGTGGCCTGGGATTAGCGGTTTCTGGCATTTGACCATAATTGGCTCATTCCGGTCCAGGGCCTACGGTGGATCTCTCTTAATTACTCCGGATTTGCGTTATGTCGAGAAAAACAAATGCATGATAATATCCATTATGTAAACTAAATGGCCCTTTTCCGGGTTGGATTAGAGGCGATGACAGGCGATGACAGGCGGTCGATATGCCGATAGATAAAGCCAAATACGGAGCTGGCTGGGATCAAATAGCCTGGTACGTGAAGGCAACGGCCGGGTGGCGATGCTCCAAGTGTGGGATGGGACATATGACCGATGGGACCACGGGCTCGTGTTTGATTGTCCATCACCCCGACCGTGATCCGGGCAATCCCGGCGCCAGGCTCGTGGCCCTGTGCGCCAGGTGCCATCTGCGAGACGAGGCCCGCTTGAGGGCTATTTTAAAAGGGTGATGCCCCCATGGTGGTAGCCGGCGGTTATTTGGGACTCCGTATTTACCCTAACGTATCGGAGAGCAGCCGAATTTTTAAATTCCAAAGTCGCTGAAAATTTTACGACGCAAAAATTTTCTACGATGCAAAAAAATTATAACTCGGGGGATATCGGTGATGGAAGAATGTAAAGTCTTGATTGGGCGTGATAGTATTTGCCGCCATCTTAATGTGGGGAAGAGCGTTTTTTACGATTTAGTGTATAATGCCGGTCTTCCTGCTTCAAAGCAGGGGGGGCGCCGCCGCTGGGTAAGTAATATGACACTCCTTGATGAGTGGTCCCGCAAGGTCGCCCTAAACAAGGCACCCGATATTTCATCTTCCAGTAATTGATTTATCGTTCTTAATTACCCCTCTCACCGGCTCGGATGCTTCGAGGTATCCGGGCCGTCAAAACATCCTGTCAAGCTTTTTCTACTATCCTATATTGTCCTAATTTGTCCCCTTAAGAACCTTGTCCTATTTTGTCCGCGTGAAAATTTGCTCAAAAAACCCGTGGTATAGTCCGTAAAAAAATATCTATCAAAATTATGGCCACCAAGATCGAAAAATACCACCTGGAAGACCGGTGTCTTGAATTATCCGCTGCACCCGGTATGACCGGCGTCAGAATCGCCCAGGTATTGACTGAGGGATTAGAGGGAAAAGACACCATCACCCAGTCCACAGTCTGCCGGTGGCTAAAGTCTGTTCGGGAAGAGCGTGCCGATGAAACCCGGGAAGTCTACAGAAAATATGTCAAAGGCCACCTCCCCAATGATCTCGATCAGGTTGAAGAAGTTCAAACCTTTTTTCTTGAGATCTTTCGGAATCAAAAATTTGATCCTGAGAAAAAAGAACTCAGCGATGCTAATTTTTCGCGTGCTGAGCAGGGGGAGGCCGGAAAGGCCGTTGTCCGGATCATACTTGACAAATTAAAACTGGCCGGGATCCAACCCCCGCCCGAAAAACCTTCACCTGGTGATATGGACGATGAATCCTTACGATCCTCAGGAGTGTTACTTATTCAGGCCAGATCCGGAATACAAGGAATTATTGGACGCCTTGAAGTCTCTGGCATCACAGGCCCTACACCCGAAGAGGGAGAAACAGCTAATTGAGGATTTGCAGGCCTACTGCCTGCATGATCTTTATTTTTTTGCAAAATATGTCCTGGGTTACTGGTATTTATGCGCCGATCCGCACCGGGAGTTTTGTCATGAGATCCAGAAAGACATTCATCTTACCTTATATTTACTGCCTCGCGGCCATTGTAAGACAAAGATATTTTCTATCTGTCATACTATCCAGGAAGCAATCAAACATCCAGACGTTCCTATCGGTCTTGGCTCAGATACACGGCAAAGAGCGGCACGGCGACTCCGCGAAATCAAAGCGCATTATAAATCAAATACCGTCTTCCGGGCGGTATTTTACGATAAGGTCTGGAAAAACCCCGAAAACCGAAGTGAATGCCCGCTTTGGTCATCAGACGAAATCCACCTGCCCGGTTTTACCATGGGACAGGAGGCGGCCCTTACGGCGTTCGGGATCGAGGCCATGCCCACAGGATCCCATTTCCCAAGAATTAAATTCGATGACCTGGTCGTCCCGGAAAACACCACGACCGCCGAGCAAATCAAAAAGCTCAAAGATCAATACGGCATTGTCCGGAGTTCTATCCTTACCACGTTCGGGAATGCCCAGATCTGCGGCACAATATATGACGACGGCGACCTTCATTGTGAGATGGAGCGGAGTGGTAATTACAGGGTGTATAAGCGGCCTGCCGAGGAAACCATTGTTGATCCCGAAAGCGGTATCAGAAAACGCAGGACGTTATGGCCTGTCCAATACGGCCCGGATAAACTGGACGCTATCAAAAAAGATCCGATGGTCGGGCTTTATATTTATTCCTGCCAGTATCTTCTTGATCCTGCGCCGGAAGATGAAAACGCCTTTTTTCAGCTCAAATGGTTTGGGCGTTATAAAACACTGCCTCGATATCTCAAGATGTATGCGGCGGGCGATCTTGCTATTTCCGAGGCCGAGACGGCGGCCGATACCGCCCTGGTGGTTGCGGGGCTGGATTATGATCATGAGCTTTGGATTGTGCATGTGCGCTTCGGTCACTGGGACAGCCTGGAGATCATCGATAATATCCTGGAGATCCAGGCTTTGTATAAACCCGGGATTTTTACATTGGAGGCCGAGAATATTCAACGGGCTATTATGCCATTTTTAAAACTGAAAATGCGGGAGACAAATATTTTTCCCAATATCGTGTCGCTATTACCCAGGGGGGATAAGATCAGCAAAGCCCGACCGTTTCAGGGCCGGGCACGCGAAGGCGCGATTCACCTGCCGGTCAAAGGACCCAACCAGCCGGATTGGCTGTTTGATACGGAGTTCCAGCTCCGCCGTTTCCCCCGGGGCCGTAAAAAGGACATCCCGGACAGCATTGGTGTCCTGTGTCATCAACTCGCAGATCAATGGCGCCTGCCCACACGGCAGGAAATTATTGCGGCGGAACAGGATCAATATATCCCGCTCGATGCACAGACCGCCATGTAGGGTTTAAATCGCCCCTATGTAGGGGTGTGGATTGAAACAAACAAATGCTCAGACAACGCTACAATGAAAAACATAAGCGCATCGAATGGGCGCTTGTGGCCCGGACCGGGAGCAAGATCCTTCAATGGTTCGGTACGAGAAAACCCAATAAGGCGAGAGTCGACCAGGCCGAGGCCCGGGTTCAATACCATAAAAACAAGGAGTAAGACTATGGCGCTTGTTGATTTAAAGATCCCGAAGAAAACCCAAAATGAAATGAAAGAACCCATGGGTATAGATTCCGGCCGCGATCAATATCCTTACGGGACAAGGCTGGAGTTCAATAAATCGGAGGTTGATAAGATAAAAATTCTACAGACCATCCAGGCCGGCGCTATGGTGGAAATTAAGGCAAAGGCCAAGGTAACCAGTGTCCGAACAGATGATACCGAAAAAGGCCGGAAGCCCCATAATGTGGAAATTCAGATCCACAAAATCGACATAACGAATACGAAATTTGAGGAGGACAACAAAGAGGCGGCCTTTAAAGAGGGCGCATCAAAATAAACGGAGGGTTAAATCATGAAAAAGTTTAAGGGGAATTTTCATCCGGTATTTGCAGCGCTTCTGGTTATAGGTACAATTCTGGCATTTCAGGGGTGCGCTTATAATGTGGGTCAGAAGCCAATACTCACCATGCCGGACGTGAAATCACTGGCACCGGCAGATTTGGCCGATTTTACCATTAGTCTGTATAACAAACAGGCTGATTGGTATAGAGACCAGATGGGCCGTGTAGCAACATTTAGCCTGGAACAGAAGAAACAGCTTGTCAAGGACTATGAGTTATTGACGAAATCATGGCCTATTATAGATTTGTATGACAGGCTCGTAGCGACTGGGCAACCAGTTGATGACGCAACCAGAATAGAAATATACCGTTTCATAGATCAATATCTTGGGGGAGGTGAATAATTATGCAATATGAAAAATTACTTATTGCAGCTCTTGACATCTATTTCGCTATCAGTGAAAAGCTGAACAAAACCAAGGAAGAACAGCTTACCTTTTACACAGAACAGCGGAGAAGATTTCGTAGTGAGAACGCACCCAAGAAATTACCCAAACCACCTGACTTAGGTTAATAGAATTATTAGGAGGGTCACCATCATGTTCAGCGTTGATCCGTACATCGTGGAGTTTGTATCCAAGAATTTTCTTGGATTATTGCTGGCCCGCGAGATCTTAAAACGCGTGGCAAAAATCACGCCCTGGGCGGTCGATGATCAAATCTATCAAATTTTTACAGGGTTAATCGATATTGTCCGGCGTCATAAACCCTCGGATATAGATTTAAAAGATGTGGAGGTAAAAGAAGATGATAGAGAAACGCTGTAAGGGTTGTCGGTATCATTCTTTGGATGAAAAACAGGAAAGAATAATTACCCTCGAAAAGGAAAAGGATCCTGTTTTATTTAGACCATGCGTACATCCGGATATCGATGGTGTCCAAAACAAGTATCATAAGGCGACAACCATGGTGATCTGTAAGTCAAAGGCCAAGGCCCCTATACTGACCCACGCAAACTTTGGTTGCGGATTATTCGCCAAACTCCTTATGTTGCTGTTTGTATTCGCTATGTTATTTCAGCACGGATATGCCCAGGCAGCCGGTACGGTAGTGGTCACCAGTGATATGACCCGCACACGGGGCGATTGGGCCAAAGGCGTGCGCGAGATCCTCTGGACCTGGACATCCACGGATGGTACGGCCACGGCCACGGGCGGATCCATCAACGCAGTCACCGGGACAATTATCGGGATCTACGCGGTCCCCAGTACAGTAAGCGTGCCGGACGATGATTACGATATCGATATTTTGGATGCCGGGAACAGTCACGATGTCCTGAACGGCGCCGGGGATGACCTTCCCCAGGCCGCTGTTAGTGATGAAAACCGTCGGTTTCCGGTTGATTGGCTGAGTTCCGGGCCAATTTTTCTGGTGAATGAGACCCTGTCTTTCAGCGGCTCAAACCTCAACGCGGCCGGGACTGCTACGGGAAAACTGTATTTCTATATATTGCTACCATGAAATTAAAATTTTAACGGTCCTATTTATAAAATGAAACGCCTATTCATACTTACAACCCTTATTGTTTTCGTTTTCCTTCTCCTGCCTTGCATGGCTGTGGCGGCGACTTATTATTTCTCTGCTGAAGGATCTGACACATCTCCCTATGACACCTGGGCAAAGGCATCTACGGCTATTGGGACGTTCAATTCCATTGATTTTGCTAATGGCGACGTGATTAATATCAGGGCTGGCGATACTATAACTGATGCTCAACTGACTCTTGCTGGTATCACGGGAACCGGAAAATCCATTACGATACAAGGCCTTGATAGTGACGAGGCTGGAAAAGAGAAAGACCTAAGCGCCGACGGTAAACCTCATTTTGACGGTAATGATACAACTTTCACAGGGACTTTGATACTTATTCAAAACACTTCCATTGATGGGACTCTAACCATAAAAGATATAGATATTAGTGGGTGTGACGGATTAAATAATAACGGCGGCCATCTTTGGGTTACCGGGCCATCAGCAGACATTGTATTTGATGGGATTTACTGTGACCAGCGGTCTGGGGCTACAACCACCAACTGGTTTGATTACATGGTTAAAGTGTCTGCTTGCTCTGGCGATATCACAATCAGAAACTGTACCTTCAAAAATGGTTATTATACAGATTTTGCTACATCTCGTACCCTTTGGGGGTCTGAAGATGTAACTGGTGTGATGCTTTGGAATAGTACCCCGAATGTAAAAACAACCGGGACTATACGTATTTATAACAACTCTTTTTCTCACATTTATACAGATGGTATTCATCTCGGAGGAGTTCAATCTCCTGACAAAACATACATTTATAACAATATATTTAATGGCTTCGGTGAAAATGCCGTAGACTTTAAAAGCGCACGTTATGTAGAATTTTACGAAAATGTGTCCGATCAACAAGGAGATTTATCATTTGGCCATGCTGACGGAGCAGGTAGTTGGGGTAACTTCCATCTTATTGCACACAATGACAGCTACAATTTCCCAGGGTATTACTCGGCGGACATTAATATTTATGATAACTTGTTCCGGTCGAGCAATTATACGGGCATACAGGGAAATCCAGGAACCTTCAATATTAATGTTTATCGGAATAGATTTACCGATATTTGTCTGCCTATTCATGTCGCCGGAACCGACAATATGTATATTTATAACAATGTTATTGAATGGACAAATGCTGTGGGTGCTGGGACTGAGACTAACCACACTGTTAATAGTGCTCGTTGTGGTATCCGTATTGGGGGTTCAACATGGGATGTAGATGACTTACATATCTACAATAACACAATAGTTGACAGAGGTAGCACGATTCATGTTTACGGAATCTACCATGATGGAGAGGCTAATCAGTCAGGCTTACTCGTAAAGAACAATCTTCTCTATATGGCCCGAAATGATGCCAGTGTTTATCCGTTTTATTCGGATGGTGGGGCAGCAATTACCACAGACTACAACAATTACTATAATCCTAATCACGCAAACAGAATAACAGGAAGCACGGATGCACATCAAGTCGTAGACGATCCGAGCCTTGCCAATGTTGCAACTGGTCTTTTATATGCTGACAATGACGCCGATCCAATAGTCAATGCCGGGGTAAGCAGGGAAACAGATGCCAATGTTCCTGCAAACGGGTTGCGGTCGGTATCTGACTGGACGACCTTACCGTCTATCAATAACATCCAAACAGTATCAAGAGCCAGTTACGGTGGCGCAGATATAGGGGCGTTTGAGCGAGAGACGGGCGGGGCTCCTCCTGGTGGATATACTTTAGATGTTGACCAGGATAATGCAAATGATGATGGCCAGGTCTATTCCGATGGTGGGTGGGATTCTGATATAAGTGGTTTTTTATATTTTGGGGATACTGGAAGTAACGACCAAAACTCCGAGGCACATTTTCGGTTTGTCGTCACTGGCCCGGAAAACGGAATGACCATTGATTCTGCTTATATCACGTTCAGGTGTAGCTATTCACGCGATACAGGGACTAATGTCACAATCTCAGCCGAGGATGCAGACGATGCCAGTGATATTACCTCTGTAGCCACATTCAATACTGCTGTAGCTGCACAGACAACGGCCACGGTGAACTGGGAGCCAGGGGCATTGACAGCGGGGAGTGATTACCAAACACCTGATTTAAGCACTATATTCCAGGAGATAATTGACAGGGGAGCAACTTGGCACTCTGGCCATCAAATAAATATTTTGATTGAGGATAATGGTTCTACAACATATGAGTTTTTCAAGACCCCATCAGCCAATGAAACAAACGAACCAGTTCTACATATAGAATGGAGCATGGGAACGGGTGGGCCTGAATTTGATGCGGTTGGTATATCCACAGTCTTAGGTGGAATTGTCACATTCTATGAAAATCCAACGGCTGAAACTGTAGCAGGCTTGGAAGACCCTGAATCCTCAACTGGATTTCCCGGTTGGTTTTGGACTGGTCGATTAACTAAACGATTATCAGAATATGCCACACCAGAACCAAGCAAATGTAGGGTGAAATTAGGGCCTATAGCTACAAGCTATCAAGATGATCCGTATTATGGCCATTTGCCTGATGAAGGGGAAGCTCATTGGTATATGCTCTGGACTCCTAATCTGTTACCTGGACACCGAGCAGTTCATCCACAATTATATGGCACAACGGCAGAAGACTGGCTGATTATGAATGATGCAGTGCTTGAGGATATTGATGGCAATCCGCTCGTTTTGACCTATGCTGTGGTGGATATTGACGGGAGTGGGGAGATAAATATTGGCGTTCCTTATCCTTCAACTTCACCAAAAGAGTTTGATTCAACTACCACGGTGGCTGTTGCTCAGGCCGCTGGATTCTTTTTTGTCCCAGGTGATTTTGCCAAGGCTACAGAAGCTAATGCCATCAGCGCTGCAGGTTTATCTGATAATGGCACAAGCGGCCATCCGATTACTTTTGACGGTGGAGGGTTTGTGCATCCTGGGAGCCAGACATTTGGAGATTATTGGGATATTTCACGGATAATTCATGGCAGTACGGTCGTTCTGGGCCTGGGAGATACCCATAAATATTCTTTGATCCCATCTGGTGACATCCTCCAAGTGCCTGAAGGCGCCACTGGGTGTACTATTAGCAATGATGGTATCCGTGGCACCCTGGACCTGGATGAGGCTGCTAATGTTTACAATACCTGGATTGCTACACTTGACCCCGCTGGTTTAGCGGCTGACGAACCTGTGGTGTTCTACAACTGCGGTTTTATAGAATCAGAGGCGGTAATTGAGGCGAAGAATGCGCTTGATGATTTGACTTTTACTGACTGTCTGTTTGAGATAAGCGAGACAGCAATTTTCAAGGACTATGCCGGAGCTGACTTCAACCTGGTTCGAGGATCTGCCTTTTGTGATGTAGGATATGACACCGGTCCGGATACAGACCTTAACGGCAGGCCAACACCGAGAGGCGTCCATGATATAGGGCCTTATGAATTCCGGGGCACGGGATTATCGAATTTGATTCTCTTATTATTACAATAAAAATATGGCTGGAAGGAACCCTGCAATGCAAGTTTTAAATCAAGGTCCTCGCATGGAAGATGACCTGGCGGTCGAACATGAGAAGATGATTTATGGTGTCGTTTATCATGCCGTCCGCGAGATCACGGGTAAGGATCCGGGCAGCCCCGAAATGCTCAAGGCCATGGACACGGACCTGGCCCTTTTGACCTATGATCACCGAAGCTATATGGATTACACCTGGCGCGGTGAGCCCATTGTGCGCGTGCACCGGTTAACGTTTAAAATGGTTGGTAAGGACACCCAGATCCGGCATCGCAAGATCGAGCAGCTCTGGAAGAAACGGCATTTATTTATACATTAGGAGAGACGCCATGATCAAAATCGATGATGATTTCATCACGTTTTCAAGCGGCTACCAGGTCCCCTCCTGGGCCGGCATCCAGGTCGCATGGAAGGATAATCCCATCAACCCGGATCAGTCGGGCATGCAGTTCGTCCCCTATGATCACTATCTACTGAGCCGCAAAGACAGGGAAGAACTGGCGGATTACATGATCGAATTCTGGACAAAGGAAAAGGAACGGACAGCACCATGAGCGACGAAGACAAACTGGCTAAATTCATAGCGGATGACCTGTTTACGTGGTTTAAAGACGAGCGCAACCAACTGTTTGAGCCCACCTGGCGCCGTGGCTATGACGCATTTCGCGGCAGGTACGATTCCGCCGCCCTGAAGCGGTGGAAGGCCACGGAAGGAAAAGACTGGCGGAGCAAGGTGTTTGTGCGGCTGACAAAGCAGAAGGTCGTTGCAGGGTACAACCAGGTCAGGGCCATCAGCCTCCGGGGCAATGATATCCGCTGGGATATATCGCCCACCCCTATTCCAGAGCTGGCCCCCGGCGTGCATCTGGACCCTGAGACCGCGGCCCTCCGCTGCGAGCTTATGAAAAAGCAGATCCAGGATGATTTCACCCAGTGCAGGGCATCCACCCAGACCACCATGGCCATACTCGAAATGGCCCTTTACGGGCACTCGTGGTTATGGGGGCCGCTCTATCGGTCCACCCCGTATGTAACCGTCGATTTCGGCGTACCCGGATCCCAGGGCATGGATTACAGCCCGGAGATCGTTCAGCAATACGGCAGGCACACCCTGCGGCGAAAAGCCGTGTGGCGGCCTACAGTAGAAAACCCCGGTGTCTGGAGCGTGTTCTGGGATCTGGAAACACCGGATCATCAAAAAGGCCAGGGCGTTATCGTCCGCGAGATGATGAGCAAGGGCCGTTTTATATCTCTGATAGAACGCCCGGGTTATGACAAGGCCGCCATTGAACAGATCGCCGCGCAATTCAGGAGCGAAGACGAGGGCAGCGAAGACGAGGACGACTCCCAGGGTCCGGTCCGGGAACAATACAATAAACGCAAACGGGTTGTACCAGTTTATACGTTCATGGGCCGGGTGCCCATAAAATATCTAAAAAAATATGATGGAGAGAGCGCCGGGGATCTCAGCCGGCTCGATGGCGCAGAGGCAGAGATCCAGTGCATCGTGGCCAAGGGCAAAACACCCTTAGTCATCTGGGCGCCAAGGATCAATCCCCTGCCGTACCGCAACATCTACAAGGCCGAATGGGAGCGGCTTCCACACGAGGCAGGAGGCGTCGGGCTTCCGGAAAACATTGAAGACAGCCAGATGATCGTGAACGGCCTGACACGCAGCGTGCTGGACAATAAAGCCCTGTCCAGCAATCTCCTGATGTGGTGGAACCCGAGAAACCTGGCACCGGGACAGAATAAGAGCCTGTACCCGGGAAAGGCCTTTGAGACCAATGAGAATGTGGAGGACGTGCGCCAGGCCCTCCAGTTCTTCAGCCCCCCGGATACCACGGGCAATACACCTAAGCTGATTGAATTTTTCAGGCAGTTTGCAGACGACGAAGCCGGGCTTGCCCGCACTATGGAAGGCCAGAAGATGGACGCCCGCACCACTGCATATGAGATCAGCAAGGTTACCGAATCCGGAAACAAGATGATCGGCGGCATGGTAAGCAGCCACGATGAGGGCCATATCACCCCACTGGTCACCGGATTTTATCACTGGCATATGCTCACCAACCCGAGGGAAGAGATCAAGGGCGATTACACGCCCAGGGCCAAGGGATGGGAAAGTTATCTTGAAAAGGCGGAGCGGGGACAAAACATCATGGAGCTCATGAAATTGTCCCTGTCGAGTGAATATACGGCCCAATTTACAAAGGTCTTACGTTTTTTGCGCGAGGCAGCCCGAGCCTATGATCTGGACCCGGATAATTTTTATCCGACGGATAAAGAAGTTGATGAGCAGGCCGAGAAACTTGCCAGACAACTGCCACAGATGCGGCCACAGCTCATGGCGCCACAGGGAGAACAACCATGACGGATTTTCCATCCGGCCCGGCCCTTGACGAAGAGGAAGGCGAACGCCTGGCCGTGCTTATGAGGGACAGCAACTGGTCATATTTAGATACCCTCTTAAAACGCATATGGGAGGCTGCGGATAAGAAGCTGAATAAATTAGGTCAAACTCCCGAAGTCAATGGATACTTTAAAGGCATCAAAGCGATTGCAACCGACCTGCGGGAGATGCCCGAGAAGTTAGGAAAGCAATTGAGTGAAAATAAAAAACAGACGGAGGATCAGACGCATGAAGAACTTTAGTAAAAAAATATGGATAGGGATTATTGTCGCGGCAGTCGCATTATTTAGCCTGCTGGCTTTATCACCACGGACCGACGAAATTATCACAGCTCCCTGGACCTTTGAACAAGGTATTAAAGTTACGGGGGGTGTATGCCAGCTCCCAGCGGATCAGGTGAAACAATCGTATCTGGATCGCCGCTTTACCCTGGAGGAATTCGAGACCAACCCGGTCACGGCGAAGATCGCAGGCGGCGCGGCCACAGGGACGGCTGGGGATGAAAACGTGATGGCATTTGAGGATAACATTTTTGAATATCATATCCTCGGAACCCAGACCATCCTGGCGCCCAGCCTCGCCGCAGGCGGATTGAATATTGCCATGGACGTGGCGAACGCAGATGACGGCGTGGAGATCAGCCAGGGGATTACGGCCCGGGCCAGATCCGCTTTTGTGATCGGCACGGATGCGTTTTATTTCAAGGTGACGTTTTACCTTACCGATGTCACCGGCACGGATGACTGTGCCGTGGGTTTTCGGACCGCCGAAGCGTATCAGGCCGCTATCGACGATTACAACAATATGGCCGTTTTGAATGTGATTTCAGGGGCTATCTATATCGAGACCATCGATGACAATGACGCTACAGTGCCCACCGACACGACGGACACATGGGCGGATCTTGCAAGCCATACTCTGGCGGTTTATGTGGATGTCAACGGCATAGTTACATATAAAATAGACGGCGCAGCGCCGACAACCACGGCCGCCTTTACCTGGGATGATGGAGATACGGTGGTGCCGTTTTTTTATTTTATACATGCCGGCGATTTTGCGGAAGCGACGTATCTTACGTCCTGGGAATGCGGACTGCAATGAGGCATATAGCAGCCGCAGTAATTCATAGTTTTACCATAATGGCCTTAGTGGCGATTATTTGGCTGATTGATTTGGAGATTTATTTACATAACCCCGTTCCCGGCCTATCCGACGACGGCAGACTACCCGATATCGCATTCTGACGGGCCTGCCCGGTGCGGATGGATTACCGAAGGAGAAACCCTATGGCACTAAAAGAAGAAAAAAAAGAGACAGAAATCAAAGATAACCCTTTAACCGATGAAGAGGCAGAGGCCGCCTTTCTGGAAGGCACCGGCGAAACAACCACGCCCCCTGATAAGTCAGAGATTAGCGACGAAAAGCCCGGGGACGAAAAGCCCGGGGACGAAAAGCCCGGTGTCGAAAAGCCTGATGATGAAACGCCCCCTGTTAAACCAGGGATTAGCGATGATGAAAAGCCCGGCAAAAAACCCACATACGAGGCCCTGGAAAAGGCCCTTATAGACACCAAGACCTGGGCCACAGGACTGAGCGAGCGGGTCAAGGCATTAGAGACCCCGAAACCGGCCCCTGCAAAAATATCAGATGACACGCCTGCAACCGATGAGGTCCCCGATGAAGTCAAGGGGTTTTATGCGGACTATCCCGAGGCCCAAAACGCGATTCTGTATGAGGCAAAAAAACTGATCAAAAAACAGTTCGGGAACCTGGATCCTGCCGACGTTCAGAAAACCGTCGCAGGTCTTCAGGATACCGTTTCCCAGAGTAGCTTCGAGCGGGCCGTGGTAGTCGGTGTGATAGGACAGACCGGGGAGTGGATTCCCGGACATTCGGACGCCTACCAGGTCATGGCAAATGCACGGTATAAGACCTGGTTTGAAGCCGAACAAAAGGTCAATCCCACCCTTGCCGCGATTAATGACCCGGCCACGGCTATCAATCTATTGACCCGGTTCAAAAAGGAAACGGCCAGCGCTGCGGCCAACGCCCATGACAAAGATCAAGGGTTAAAGGCCCAGGATATTAAGGGCATAGCAGCCGCTCCGCCTGAAGGCGGCGTACAGAACATAGACAAAAAACTGAAAGGCGATGACGACAAAACACCCGAGGAGCTTTTTTCCCAGGGTGCAAACTCTAAAAAATAAAAACCGTTCACCGTTGTGCCCTCCGGGCGTTCACCGTTCACCGTTCACCGTTAATGAACGGACAACGGACAATAGTGAACGGATAACGCCCCCTCAAGGGGCATAATGGAGGACTAAATATGGCAACAGAATACACATTATACGGTGATATCTCACCGCGAACCAATTTCGTGGCATACGGGAAACTGCTTGCGCGAGTAACACCCGGTCTGGTGACCGAGCGCATCGCACAGACAAAACCCATGCCCAAGGGCAAAGGGAGGACCATGGTCTTTAGGCGTTATATAGCCCTGGCCGTGGCCACCACGCCCCTGCAGGAAGGGGTTACCCCGCCTGCGAGCAAACCCGCATATGTGGATGTCGAATGCACGCTGGAACAATTCGGAGACTGGATCGGCATCACCGACGTGATCCAGGATACACACGAAGACCCAGTACTGGCCGAATTCCGGTCGTTACAGGCAAGGCAGATGAGAGAGACCCGGGAGGCTATCAATATCGACATATTAAAGGGTGGGAGTTCTGTGAGTTACGCCAACGGAACGGCCCGGACAGATGTCAATACCTTTCCGGCAAGGGGATTTTTCAGAAAGATAGTCCGGACGCTCCGGGCCGCGGATGCGGAATACTATATGGAGATCCTTTCGGGTGAGCCCAATTACGATACATCGCCCGTAGGACCGGCGTTTTTTGGCTTGGGCCATACGAATTGCGAAGCGGATCTGAAGAACGTGGCCGGTTTTACCCAGGTACAGAACTACCCGGATCCCAGCAAGGCCTTGGATCGTGAAGTGGGTGCCGCGGAAAATATTCGTTTTCTTTTGACGACCATGTTTGGACCGTGGACCGATGGCGGCGGGGCGGCCGGATCTATGATATCCACAACAGGTACATCCGCCGATGTGTACCCGCTGATAATCCTGGCCCCTGACGCCTGGGCCACCGTCCCGCTTCGAGGGGTCAATTCCGGATCCATCGCCGTGGTCAATCCCCAGCCACGCGGCGGCGATCCCCTGGGCCAGAGAGGAACACTGGGCTGGAAGTTCTGGCATTCGGGCATCATCCTTAACGATGAGCTCATGGATCGTGCCGAGGTGGCTTGCACGGATAACCCGAGCTAAGATCCGTTAACCGTTAACCGTTAACCGTTGACTGTTGGCCGTTTGTGGTTTTTCAGTCAACGGTTTATAGATAAAATAAAATATTGGAGGAACATATCATGAACTTAGCAGAAATTGTACACGGCACATGCGACGGGACCGGCGCGATCATCAACGTATGCCTGGGGTTTATTCCCAATTTCGTGAAGGTATGGAACATGGAGGACGCAGGTAACCTGGAACCCGTTATCGAGTGGAACCGCCAGATGGCCTTGATCACCCAGATGGACGAAGGTATCAAGACCATCGGGATCACTCAAGCCGCCATGAGCCGCGAGGTCATGGCGGCAGACGGTATTGCCGCTTATGCGGGCGGAGACGAGATCGTATACGATGATGACGGCGGAAACGGGTGGGTGGATAACCTAACCGATCTGACCGCGAAGGCTGAGGTCTATGTGGACGGCCATTACCAGCGGACAGCCACCACAGATGCCGCATATAAGTGTATCGGCGACAGCCTGGTGGGCGATAACCCGAGGCATGGCGCCAAGGTCAAGACCCCGCCGGGGTTTGTTATCGGCGCGGATGGAGATATAAATGTCAACGGGGAGCAACTCTCCTGGATGGCGATGAGATAGGAGAAGTGAACTAAAGTGACTAAAGTGCACTAAAGTTAGGAACGCTACGCTTTAATCCAGGGATTTTTTAAGGGAGAAGCGTAGCGTTCCACCAATAGTCAATAGTCAATCGAAAATAGTCAATCCCAAAACCGGAGGTTAACAAATGGCACAAGCAAACACAGCCTTGAAAGAGGACATAAAGCCCGAGGAAACAACCGAAGAGGTAAAACCCAAACGCGAATATGCAATCATCAAGATGGGCGGGAAACGTACAAAACAGGATTCCACCCTGGTCGTGGTCCGGGTAACCGGTGAGACCATACGGATGAAACGCGGATCCTATATCCCGGTAAAAGCCCAAGTTGTTCATGCGCTCAGAAATGCCCTCCAACCCATCACGGAAGAAGACGACGGAAGCGGCTCCACCCAGCAGATCCGCCGGCGAAAAACGGTGGACTACTCGCCGCGGTATCCGTTTGAGCTGTTCGGGTGGATCACTGAAAAAGACTACAACCGGTTACGAAAGATCGCCTTAATACGGGAGATCACCGAGCGGGAAGTCAATGAGGTCTGCTGATGACCAGCCCCTATGCCCGGACACTCCTCCAGGTCATCGATGATGCCCTGAGGCTCTGTAATGACTACCAGTCAAGCGGAAGCGACGGCTGGGTCTTTACATGGGAGGAGGCCCGGCGTTGCACCCAGGACATGCTCCTTGAGATGGTCAGGCGGACCGGGGTATTAAAAGACAGCCGGGTGATCTTCCTTCAGGAGGACGTGCAGGTCTATGATCTGCCCCCCGAATGTATCCGGATCCTGCGCGTGGGGATCAACAACCGGACCGGCACGGTCCTTGTGCCCGCGTCCATTGCGGAAAGGGATTACCAGGCATTGGCCCGGTCAAGCGAAGGCGAACCCGCGGGATTCTACAGGGATCATACCCTGGCGCCCAACCAGATCGGTTTTATTCCCACACCAGGCCAGGACGGGAGTTCCTTCACCAGAGATTCCGATCATGGGATTTTACGCCGCGTCGTGGATGAGGACGGCAGCGCACTCCCATTCGACGCCAACCTGGCCTTGAGAACTGTAAGCGGGATCCCCTTTTCCAGGTCCGGCAGTGGCAGGATCATCCGGGAGTTGATCAGCCTGTACGGTAATGCCTATGTCACTTATGTGCGGGCGCCTGAAAAATGGGAACGCCCACAGACGTACCCGGATCCGGATCTGCCAACCTATATCCATAAGGACATTAAATACGGCACGGCCGAGCGCCTGCTCAGGGGTTCAAAATCAAGGGCGCACCAGGTCAAGCAAAAACTGTTTTCGGGAATATGGGAAGGCGTGGTCTCGACCATGCAGAGGCTTAGCGAATATCAGGGTCCTAATGCAGGGGCGAAACCTCTGTAATTGAATATTGCCTGTCCCGGTATTCTCCGGGGAATATTGACTATTGAATATTAGCTAAGGAAAGAAAACAAATTTTTTGAAACGGAGGTATGAAGATGAAAAAGTTATTGTTAGTAGTAGTTGCGTTTTTCTTTATGTGTGGAATGGCTTGGAGTGCGCCTTTCCTGGTTTGTGATCCTAACCTGGGAGCAACCGCGTATGTTCTGGAAGTGGATGGTATCGAACAGGCCGAATCTGCTTGCCTGGCAGACGGTAGTTTCAAGCATGACATGGCAGCGTGGACAGGTGGAAATCACACTCTAAGGGCAAAGGCCGGAAACGTCTGGGGGTGGAGTGTATACTCTGACCCTTTCGATTTCAATGCCGATGCACCTGGCGTACCTTCTGGCTTTGGCTTTTCGGCAGACTAAGCAGTCCGTGGGTTTGTAAATAACCTTTATCCGCACAAGGGCTTGGTGTGGGGGGATTGAGTTAAAGAAATGCAGTGGTTATTTAAAGTAGGCAACAAAAAACCATCATTAGACATGAAAGTACGCATGAACTATTGGGCTGATTGTCAGCTTGTGGATATCCGACCAACTGGAACGTATCATGAGAATATATCCAAACATTTTGTACTTATTGAGGATGGCAAAGACTACTGGAAACTCCGAGGAACAAAAGAACACGGATCATCCATTGCAAGCGTTCTTGAACTGAAAAAATGGTTATACGTTGTCGATGGCAAAGGTCGCTACCCTTGGGATATTGGCTATGATGAAACCACAAAACAACAGCGAGTAAGAGATTGGTATCTTGATTATAAATATCTGCTCGATCAAAATATTATTACTAAGTCCGTTTTTGACGATATTTACGATAAGACCAAAACTCGAATCATCTACACAGATAGAGATATCACAACTTATCTCTGGAATGAAGGTGACATAAACAAGAAAAGATTACCGTCTGATTATACAAATATAGGCGGTACAATTGCCCAGGGTACATCATACGTAGGCACAAATGGTGCAATTGTGGCAGATCCAGCCAGTTATGGTTATACAGATCCAGCCTATGCCACAATGAATGC